CGACCCACTAATCTCTAGCTGATCTGTCACAAACAGCTCGCCCGCCAACCACCTTGCCAGCGGGCGCGCTGGCGCGCCCTAATACTTGGCGCGCGCGGTGGCAGCTTGTTTGCGCCCACGCTGTGCTGTGGTTTGTTTGCGCCCACGCTGTGCTGTGACTTGCTTGGCCACGCGCTGCGGTTTTGCGGACGCTTCGTCGTCGTCGCGCGCAACATACGGGAACATGATCACGCCACTTGCAGACTCGTGCGCTGCAATCAAACCCTCGAACAATTCTGGATTGTCGATTTTTTCAGCGAGTTTGAACTGCACCTTGAACTGTGATTTCCGATCCGGCACCACGCTGATCTCGGTCACAACGCCGAACGGCGGTCGCTTGAGGGTGCTGGCTACTTGGCTGACGTACCCCGCCCAGCCGGCCACGCTGGTCACCGGCACGCGGAAGTAGGCAACCTCCGCATCTTCCAGGTTGTTCAGCGAATCCTCGCCAATCAGCGCCAGCCGCCGAGTATTTTTGCAGGCTTTGCCGCGCCCGGTTTCCGCCGAACCAAATTCGTTCAGCGGACAGCCGCAACACGTTACACATTGCGGGTCGGTGGCTTCGGCGTGCGGTGCGAGGTCCTTCTCTTCCCGCGCGAATGCGAAGCAGAATGGGGCTTCCGGATTGTCTGGATCGTACGGGCCGTAGGCAACGTTCTCCAATACGTGGTCGAGCACCACCACGCGAAGTTTGTTGCCGGGTATTTCAGCGCCGTTGAAGCTGAGCACGCCGGCCTTTACGCTCAAAAACGGTCGCCCGGACGCAGCGGCGCTTGACTCCATCGCAGCTGCCTGAGTTGCGTAACCGGCCAGCTTGTCCTCCCAGCCGACCATCGATTTGGATTTACGGGTTGCCATTGTACACTCCTCATTTGATTGATGTTACGCTCACACTGATCACCTTGAACCTGCCCACTCCGGGCACCTGCTTACCTGCTTCCCACCTCGCCTCCACGGCTGATGCCACCAAACTGTGCTTGATAAGATCGTCGTTGCCGCGGCGTTTTGCAAAACGCATTAACGCTTCTTCATCATTCAACACGGGTACGTAGCGCGACTTGACCTGAGCGCGAGCTACCTTGCCGGCGATTCCAGACGCTTTTGACTTTGGTAGATTGTTGACCAAATGCCGGCTCAGAGCAGCCTCCAGTTCCTGCAAGGGCTTGAGCTTTTTCTGTTCAAGCAATCGTTTGGCGCGCGTCTTGTAATACAGGTCGGCGCATTGCGCAAGTGATGTCGGTATTTTCATACTAGTCTCCAATTTCTATTGGGGCGCGGAACCCGATGAACGTGGGGAAGCGCGGAGAGTCCTTTGCACCGAATGGGAAGTGTTTGTATTTGATCACCAGTCCAACCAAATCACGGGTCCACAGTACCGCGCGCTCATGTTGCGTGAATCCAGCACCAACCGAGAATTGCTGACCAGTGATTACGTCGCGCACATAAAGCGCGCCCAGCACACCAGCGGGTTGTTTGCCAGCCTTGTGGCTGCTGCGCTTTGCGCGGCCAAGCGCGTCGGTGGTGGCAGTGTTGCGGTTGCGGCACTGCTCAACCACACTAAGTACAACAGCCTCACCATCTGAGAACCGCTTGAGCTTGATCAGCGCGCCCTCGCGCAGGGTGCTGCGCCCGTGCTTGTACGCGGCTTGTGGGTTGCGCAACATCACTCCTTCGTAACCTAGGCGCAGGCAGCGGGCTTCATAATTCAACAGCGAAACTTCATCGAGTATTCGCACGCTCTCCACGACGCTAATACCAGCGCCGTGTAGTGTGTAAAACGCCGCGAGTCGGGTCTCGTAACCGCCGCGCTTGATGCAGTCAAACACGTGGTAATCAACCTGTGCTGAGCCGCCGGCCGACATCACCGCGCTGGTCGTACGGCGGAATACCCCACCGTCGGTTGCTGGCCCGGCCACCAACTCGCCGTCAAAGTGGTTGTACTTACGGCGGCCGTAGCGCGCCTGCACCAGCCTGTTGGGGATTGGCTTGAGGTTGCGGCTGACCACCACACCGTCCAGCACAAGCGCGCGAATACCATCCAGCTTTGGACTGGCTATCAGCGGGTATTGCAAATCGCCAAGGTCTGTCAATGTCGCTGCAAGCATGGGCTTCATGGTGTGTTCCTACACAGATCGCTGCCGACGGCGCAGGTGGCACTGTCGCTTGGATTGGATGGAGCTGTTAATCGCGCTGCGCATCTTCTGCGATGTTTGGAAATCAACGCGCGCGGCGTTTGTTAATTTCTCCCATTTCTGTTCGGCTTTCCCGTAAAACAGGATAGTGGTGCGCTTCTTTGCCATGGTATTGATCCTCAGTTGGCGTAACTTGCGCAGCTACCTGCGCTCACAGCCCTGTCCTCGCCGTCTATCCGCGCGCGCACTCCACCGTAAAGGTGTCTCATGGGCACAGTTCACAGCAGTCTATTTTGGATGTTAGTACGTCGTCAACGCTTTCTCGTGTCGTTTCTGGATTGCCACTGTCCCAGAACATGTTTGGGTGCTCTAAACGCTGGATAGTACAGACCTGATCGCGCAGCGTGGCTTCAGCAGCTATCAGCAGCCGCCCTTGCTCGCGCTGGCGCTGATGTGGAGACATGACGGCGATGTGGAGTTGCAAACATAGATGAATTGGCTGCGTCGCGTGAACGAAAGTGCCTCCGGACGATTCACATTCTGACGCTATCTCTTCGTCACGCCCATGCACAGACTCAAAAAGCAACACGATAGAAGAAATCACGACGATAGCACTTGTAACAAGCACTATCTTATCGATTTTTTCGGCGGTATTATTCGTCATACCTTCCTCACTTTCTCTACTTCGACCCAGATTTTTCCAAGGCGGACTATATCTTTCATGGCGCGTCCCTCATTGAGCAGATATCTGCGAATGTAATTTTGTGGCCCTGCTTATCTCAGCAGCAGCTTCGACAATCGCTGAACATATGCGCTTATGCTGCAAGCTTTCCGGAGTGTTAGGCTGCCACCCGTAGTGCGACAATACCCTGCCACGATAGTCGCCATGCATAACGCGACAATCGTTAATCCCAAACTCAAGACCAAGTCGTAACTTACAAACAAGCCACATGCATTGTTCATAGCGACAAATCGGGTCCCACTCATACCGGACGCCATCATCACCACGCGTATACAGTGACTCAGGCTTTAGGGCAGGGCTGTCCGTATCATCCCTCCCTAGAACGACGCGCAACTCAGCGGCATCAGCGGCCAATCTCAGCGATTCCGCGTAACTCATGGCATATTCCCCATGCAAACCGACGCAGCGACGACCGTAAGTATGATCGTGTAAACCCAGAACCACACCGGGCGCTCGGCCCAACGGCCTTCAGGAAAGATTTTCATCACCGCTTCCTCTCTTTGTCAGCATCACGCCGCTTACGCTCATCACTAGGCGGCGTCCAGCCGAGTTCAATTAGCGCATCGCGAATTTGCTGATCAGAGGTATTCAGCACAGTACGCATGAGTTGCGTGTTCACGCTATCCAGCACGCTGCAAACAGTCTGCGTGATTCGCCCATCACTTGTAGGTATCGTAGTGATGTCGATTCTGTGATTCATTAAATGCAGGTGGCCCTCGGGAAAGATTTTCATCGTCGTCTCCTCAGCTGTCACAGCTAGTGCTGTCCAACAAACCCGCGTTTGCCAATACGCACAATTGTTCAGCTTGCTGCCGTGTGGCGCAGAAAACCGCGCCGTGCGGACCTACCAGCGCCACCGTGCCCAGTGCATCCTCTACTTGCGCCAGCGCCCACGGGCCAACAAGCGCTACGTGGTACGGCGGCCCCGCGTTGATCGCGTTCAGCCGCCACCACTCGCCGTCATGACTTATTAGCGACACGATCAGTACTCGTCGTGGCGTTTGTGACTAGTTTGCCGCGCTGTGGGTGTGTCAGACCAGCAATGCTCAAGCGGGCAGGTTGCGTCGCCGGTCATTTCGGCTACGCGCTCAGCGTCGATCTGCCGTGAAAATCGCAGCGCCTCGTACGGGTCGGCGGTCCACACCAAGTCACCGTCCTCGGCTGTGAGATAACGCAGTTCGTCGCCGAAGCCGCAATTCTCAATCAGCCAGCCATATTCGTTGTTCATTGCACGTCCCCCTTGCGCCGCGCGTAGTCGGCTACGAGCACCAGTTGCTTGTATTCCTCCACGGCTACGCGGCTGATCTGCTGTGCGTTGTAGCACAGTTCCAACGCCGCCAGCACACCGCCGAGCGACTGCGCCGCGCGCACAGCGCTTAGCTCACTGTGCGATAGCATCTTTGCAGCCACGTGCGCATCATTCAGCTGCGTAGCGAGAAATTGTAAGCGCGCTTGTGGGCTGTTCATAACCGCCCCCCGCTGCTGAGCACAGCGTGCGTCAGTTGCAACAAGCCCTCAAGCAACAGCAGCGGCACTGCAATTGCCAACAGCAACACAGCAGCCGGTACCAACAGCGTGCAGCGCACAGCGTAGGCTAGGCGGCTCATGACTGCACCACGCGCCGCGCCGCGCCGATGCGACTGACGGGCTGCACAGCCACGCCTAAGCCCAATGCGGCCAGCGCGTGTGCCAAGGTTGCGCTGTCTGGTCCGCGCAGCCCACAGCGCGGGTGTTCTATGCGGTGCAGGTGGTGCCCGACGGTATAATGTTGCACCGCCCCAGCGTGGCACTGCGGACACAGCGGCAAGCGCGGCGTGCGCTGCTGTTTGGTGATCATGCTCATCGCGATTCTCCCGTAGTCATGTAGTTATACAACTCAGGCACTCCAGCAGCCGTCCATGAATCACTGCTAGGAGGTTCCTGTCCGTTCTCGTCGGCGATCAGTATACAATTTGCAAACCACAGATATTGATTCTGACACGCGCCTGGATCCGTGGTGGTGGCTTGGCGCAGATTTAGCAGCAATTGCGGATAATCGTCGACTAGCTCGTAGCCTAGCTCGTACCGTGCGTAGGCGGCGAGCACCACGGTTAGCGCCAGCGCGGCGTCTGGCAGGATCGCCGTGGCCAGCACGTTGTCACCGCGCAAAGCGGTCTGGTACGCTACGCGCACAGCGCGTGGCGCTATGCGCTCGGTGTATGGATTGCTAGTCACTTGGACCGCCACGCGCGCAGTAAACCGGGATGCCGCTCGACGCATGCAATGGTGTACAAATAATCGATGTCGTAAACGTTGTTGCTGTGCGCGCCAACGACCAACTCTCGTAGAGCGTCAGACGAGATTCCACGCCCACACGCAGCCCCCCAGTTAACCCACCAGCGCAGACCATGCTCCGGCGAATAGACGGCAGTCCACATTGCATTGCGCGGTCCGCACGGTCCGCCAGAAAGGTGCCAATCACCATCGCCGATGCTTGTGCCCTCGGCGATGCTTGCGCGCGGGCCGATGCCTGCACCCGGGCCGATGCTTGCACCCTCGGCGATGCTTGCGTGATGGCCGATGCTTGCACCCGGGCCGATGCTTGCACGCGGGCCGATGCTTGTACCCTCGTCGATGCTTGCGTCCCAACCTATGCTTGCGCCCCAGCCGATGGTCGCGCTCGGACCGATGGTCGCGCTCGGACCGATGGTCGCGCACGCATCGATGCGTGCGCCTGCGCCGATGCGAACACCTGCGCCGATGGCTGCGCCCGCGCCGATGGTTGCGCCCTCGCAGATGGTTGCGCCCTCGCAGATGGTTGCGCTGACAGCAACGACGCCACCAGCGCTACCGTTGCTATTTATCCAGCGCCGCGCGCTGAACGTTTGCCCAAAGGCATCGGTGTGGTCAAAGATGTTGTGCATACCCACCTCCTAAGATGATTGCACCCGGGCCGATGCTTGCGCCCGGGCCGATGGTCACGCTCGGACCGATGGTCGCGCGCGGGCCGATGCTTGCACCCTCGGCGATGCTTGCACCCTCGGCGATGCTTGCGTGATGGCCGATGCTTGCGTGTGGGCCGATGCTTGCGTGTGGGCCGATGGTCGCGCTCGGACCGATGGTCGCGTGTGGGCCGACGGCTGCGCCCCAGCCGATGGTCGCGCTCGGACCGATGGTCGCGCTCGGACCGATGGTCGCGCACGCATCGATGCGGACACCTGCGCCGATGGCTGCACTGACCGCAACGACGCCACCAGCGCTACCGTCGCTATTTACCCAGCGACGCGCGCTGAACGTTTGACCAAATGCGTCGGTGTGTTCAAAGGTGTTCATGTTTACAACTCCTTCGGCTGCGGCGCACACGCCCCGCGCGGCTTCATGCACTGCAACGAGCCGGTCGTATTCGCTTGCCAACTCCGGCGTCCAGCTGCGGCGCAGCTTCTCCCCTAATTCTTCAAGGTGCTGGCTGAGAGCTTCTGCGTGGGCACGCGCGGCGTCCGACTGTTTGTTGGTGTTGGCGCTCATGTCAATCTCCTCGGTGATGGTGAGACCATTGTGCAACGACTCCTAGCGTAAAGCAAGCACTTGGATGTCCAAATCTGCGCCAAAATCAGCAGATTTGTAACTCCGACGGCGCGATTCTTGCTTTAGCCGCAAACCAGCTTTGCACGCCGCACCCGTAGTGACAATTTACGGTTGCTGCCCGGTACCGCGGCACGTGGGGCACACCTGCGTTTGCCCGGTGCTGCGTAGACTCCGCGCTACCAACACGGTGCCCAGCGCGTCGCAAGCGTTACAACTGTACGGCTGTAGCTGTAGCAGTGCGTTGTAGTGTAGCCGGTCGGTGTGGTTACTGAGTATGCGGTACGCAGTATTAACCTGCGCCATTGCATCGGCATCACCACCACGGTCGGGATGATGTGCGCGCGCAGCCGCTTTGTACGCCAATCGCAGCGCGGCGTGGCTGTCGGTTGGCGCGTAGCACAACACCGCATAGTGCGTCAGACTGCTCATGGGCACACCCTGTGCGCTGAGTTTGGTGATGGTGCCACCGCGTGCGCGGAACTGCTCAATATGCTCTGCAATTTTGGCGCGCTGTTGTTGCTTGGCTTTCACGTCATGGTTTGTCAAAACTTTGCACTCCTGCTGGTTGTGTTGCGCTCGTCGTCGTACATGGTACCGAGCATTGCTGGCGACTCCACTGTGTAGTGCTCAGGGTTGCGGATTGCCCACAGTCGCAGTTGCCCAGAGTTTGTGCGGCAACCCACACCGTCGCACAGTTGGTGCAGCCCGGCGCGGCGTAGCTCACGGGAAAGTCCATTTGCAGTTACGCGTTGATCGCCGCACCCTTGGTAAATAGCCAACAAATCCGCGCTTGAATAGAGCGAGTACGGCACAATGGCGTCGCCTACGCGCAACGCGGTGTCTGGATCCTCCAACAGGCTGGCTACCCAACAAGCTAGGTCGCTGCGCCCTAGGCGCATCATATCCTGCATGGCAGTTGTCCTGGGCGCTGCCGCGTGCGGCAAAAAATCACTGGTGTCCACTGAGTGTAGCAGGTGGTAGAACAGCGCGCTGGGGCCGCTGGTTCTGCGCCACGGGTCGTACACGTTTGTGAAGTACTCCACGGGCAGGGTTTTACCCGTTACCTCGTGTATAAAGTACCGCCGCTCAACATCGTCTATAAAAAAGCTATCCGGGTTGTTGCTCGTGAAGTAATAATTGATGCAATCTGGTAGGTCAAAACTAGGGATGTACTTTGGGTCGATGCGGATAGTCTCCTGGGTTATCAAGTCGCGTAGGTGTTCGGCTACGCCGCGTTTGTCGCCGCCGGTTATTTCCTCGCCCATCACAAATTGCTTGTTTTGCGCCCACTCGTTACGCGCGTCAGTTAGTGCGCGGTTGTCTATCTTGACAAAATTGGTGCCGTATATCTCACGCATCGTCCAGCCAATAAAGCTTTTGCCGGTGCCGCGCAGCCTACCCCATATAACGCAGCTTGTAGCCAGCTTTGCGCCTGGATGTTGTAGCGGGTACGCCAGCCAGCGCATAAAATGCTGGCGCTCGGCGTCTGCGCCTTTGAATATGGCGTCCATTAAGCGCTGCCATGGATCTATATCGCCTTTAACCGGTGCGCAGCCCCATCCTGTCCAGGTATTAAGGGCTTGTGGCGTTAACGCAGGCCCGCCTGGAGCGTAGGTTAAGCGACCGGTTACGGCGCGGCGCGGCCAAGCTAACCATTCACGCGGCGCTATGCGCTTAGTGTATGATGTACCGTTTTTGGTTTCGCGCGCGTCGAGGTATGTACGGTCGGAGTAGGCGTGCTCTACAAATGCGCGCGCTGACAGCTTCTGCATGTTGTCGCGCCGCACCACAAAACCGGGGTCTGCCACATAGATCACTTCGGTGTTTAGCCTATGCAGTTCAGCCGCCGCTGCATAAGGTTCGGAGTCATGTATCAGGGCGGTCACAGCGGCCACGCCGTTGGCCGTTATGTAATCGTCCAATCCTACCTTACCGCTGCCGCTAGGCGGCAATCGCACTATGTGCGGCACCGAGCCGTTGTCTACCAGCGTGCGCGCCAGAGCCAACTCAGCGCGTAGTACGTCTGGGTTGGTTGCGGCGTCGCTGTCGTACACTATGTACACAGTCCGCGCAGCCCAATTAATTAAGCCTAGTGTGGGCAGCCACGGACACGTGCCTTGCTTAAAACTCCACACACCGCCAAGCCCGATGGTGGGCAGCCCGTGCTTGGTGGCACAGGCGGCCTTAAACTCGCCCTCTGTTATTATCACTGGCGTGGTGGCGTCGGCTGCAATAGCCTCCCAATTCACACCGCGTAACGGTGGCAGGTATACCTGTGGCGCGCTGCCCTTGGGCTGCGCGTAACGCAATGCTCGCTCACCGGAGTGCAGCCCGGTGTTGGTCGGTTCCATGTATCTGTATCGGTAATACGCCGTGCGCTTACCAGCTATATCGAAGTACGGTATTACAATCCCAGCAGCTTGGGCGGGTAGTTGCTTTGGACATTGCTGCGCAGTGATGTAGCGCAATTGCAACGCAGTTACGTCGGCCGGGGTCAGCCCAGAGCTACGCGCCTTGGTAAGTAGTGCTCGGTTGGTTTGGGGTTGCACACGTCCTCCGGCGTGGTTCGGGCAACACAGCTTGGCACGCGGTTTGTGGATTTGCAAGCGATGTGTAATGGCTGATTCCAACTCATCTATTACCGATTATTCTGATTTAGTATTGATTTAACTGAATTAGGGGATAAAAAACGGAAACATGCGTAACAAACCGAAACATCAATTTTTCTTAAAAATCAGTTGGTTAGGCGCGCGTGTTACGCATGTTTCGTGTTTCGGTACGTTTGCTTTTAATTTAAAAGGTTAGATTTTATTCCTTTTAAAAGTCAATAAAAAAATGGAAACATGCGTAACATAACCGCTGCAACCCAACGCTGGCTAGGGCTGCGGTGTGTTTCGCATTCCCAAAAAATTCGAAACAAACCGAAACACCGCCGCACAATTGCGCCAAAGAACTTAGCGCTGCTAGGGTTGCGGCGTGTTTCGAATTATTTTAGCGCAATCGCAGTGCAATCTTAGTTGTGTTTGGCCCCGCGACGCTGCACAATTGCGCGCATGGCAGCCAGACCCAAACTCCACGGCACGTCACAGCGTTCTTACAAACGTCACGAGAACCTGGATGGCATCAACAATCGCCACACGAACAGAGCGCTGTCAACTAGCAGCCGCGAATGGCGGCAACTCAGAGCGACGCAGCTGGAAGCTAAGCCGTTTTGCCGCATGTGCCTAGAGCGTGGGCGTAGGAAGATAGCGAACGAGGTCGATCACATTGATGGAGACGCGTACAACAATGATCCTGATAACTTTCAATCTCTGTGTAGGCCGTGCCATTCTCGCAAAACCATCGGCGATATAAACCGTAGGAGGGTTGAAAGTTATCGTCATCTTCTCTAAATCCGTTGCCCCAACTCTTTAATCCGGCTATTATCCCAGATGAGCGGCAATATCGCCAACAATCTACAGATTAGCGGTGTGGATCGTGCGACGCGCTACGTCAATTCGGTATTGGCTGGGGATACCACAGCCAGTGAATGGGTGATCAAAGCTTGCAAGCGCCAGCGGGACGATTTAGCGCGCACAGATTGGGTTTATGTGTTTGACAGTGATGAAGCGAATCGAGTAGTAGCGTTCATTGAGTCTCTTGAGCACACAAAAGGGCGTGAGTTCGCTGGGCGACCTTTGTTACTTGGTGACTGGCAGTGCTTTATCGTTACTACTGTGTTTGGGTGGGTGTCAAGGAAGCACCCCAAGCTGCGCAGGTTCCGAATAGCGTACATAGAATGCCCGCGTAAAAACGGCAAATCGACCCTCACTGCGCCGGTTGGTTTGTACATGATGGCCGCAGACGGGGAACCAGGAGCTGAGGTAGTCAGTGCGGCAACCACGCGTGATCAGGCCAAGATCGTATGGACTGAAGCGCACAGTATGGTAACTCGGTCGTCGTATCTTCGCAGCGAGTACGGCTTAAGAGCAGGTGCTAACCACCTGTACCTTGTGGGTGATCGTGCATCAACGTTCAAATCACTGTCCCGTGAACAGAATGGAAACCTTGATGGACTGAACGTACACTGCGGCTTGATAGACGAGGTACACGCGCATAAGGAGCGGGCAATTTGGGACGTGGTAGAAACCGCAACCGGTGCCCGCGCACAGCCGTTGATGTGGTCGATCACCACCTCAGGCACTAACCGCGCTGGTATATGTTACGAGCAGCATACCTACACTAAGAAGATACTGTCTGGCAATCATATCGACGATTCGTATTTCGGCATCATTTATACAATAGACAAGGGTGATTTGGATAACTGGGACAACCCGCACGTATGGGCTAAGGCCAATCCTAACATTGGGGTGTCTGTTAGCTTAGCGGATTTGGCGCGCAAGGCTGCAAAGGCCCGACAGATGCCGGCTGCGCGCAGCACGTTTCTTACCAAGCATCTGTGCGTGTGGACAAACGCTGACTCCCCGTGGTTGGACATTGCGCTGTGGAATGCAGGCACTATTACAGACATGTGTGAGGAAGAGTTTGCTGGCGAGGAGTTTGTAATGGCGTGCGACCTAGCAACCCGCACCGACATAGCCACCCAGGTACGCGTATACCCGCGAGAAGTAGACGGGGTACAGCATTACTGCGTATTCGCTACGCATTACGTTCCTGAATCGTGTGTCGAAGACGATCGCAATGGTACGTACGCTGCATGGGCGGCTAACGGCCACTTGGAGGTGATGCCCGGAGAAGTGGTGATACTGGGCGACGTGGAGGCAGATATACGCAAGCACGCCTCCAGCGGTGCTATGCTGGAGGTGGCTTTTGACCCGTGGCAAGCGGCGCAGATGATGGCAACGCTATCTGACGAGGGTGTTGAGGTCGTTGAGTACCGCGCGACAGTGAAGAACATGTCAGCGCCAATGAAGGAACTAGAAGCTGCTGTGCTGCAAAAGCGAGTGCATCACAATGGCGACCCAGTATTGGCGTGGATGATTGGCAACGTAGTGTGCCACACCGATGTAAAGGATAACATTTATCCGCGTAAGGAAAGTCGCCAGAACAAAATAGACGGGGCCGTTGCGCTGATTATGGCGATGGGGCGTGTAGCTGTATTATGTGGTGAGAGAACATCGTTGTCTCAATCGGAGCCTCTGTTCGGATGATCACTATATCGACACGAGCAATCACCGCCATAACAGGCGGCGACAGCGGCACTGCTATCGCACAGAGTGGTGAAGCTGTTAGTGCTGAGCGGTTGTTTGGTGTTTCAACAGCGTGGGCGTGTGGCCGACTGATTGCACAGACCATTGCGTCGATGCCTGTCGGCATGTACCGCAACGTTGGTGATTCACGGCAAGCCGCGCCGAACCACGCGCTGCATTCGCTGATAAGCTTACAACCCGCTGCGCGTGTACTGGCGCGTAAATTCTGGGAATCTATTTTACTGGCTGTGGTGTTCTGGGGTAATGCGTTTGCGCGCATTGTGCGGCTCAACGGTCGTGTAGTGTCGCTGCAATTGCTGAATCCGTCTCGGTTGTCGTGGCGGTGTTTGCCCAACAGCAGTGAGGTTGAATTCGCTTATATAGAACAAAATGGCCGGCGTTCGGTTATTCCAGAGGCAGACATCTTTCACGTACCGGGGCTGAGTGCTGATGGGCGGTTCGGTGTGTCTGTTATTCGTGCTGGCGCAGAAGTGTTTGGGTCTGCGTTTTCAGCGCAGCGCTCGGCTAATATGACTTTTAAGCAAGGCATGATGCCGACTGTCGCGTTTACGTACGACCGCGTTGTTGGCCCGCAGCAGCGTGATGAATTCCGCACATATGTCGAGAAGATTAGCGGAGCAATGCGCGCTGGCAAGTCTCCGTTGCTTGAACGCGGAATGGACGTCAAACCGATTGGCATCAACCCGGTTGACGCGCAACTGTTACAGTCTCGCACGTATAGCGCAGTTGAAATCTGTACGTGGTTTGGTGTGCCTCCGAGTATGATTGGACTTAGCGATAAGTCGAGTAGTTGGGCGAGCAGCGCTGAGAACTTAAATCTATGGTTCTTGACCTACACCATCGCCCCGCTGCTAGGTGTGATTGAACAGGCAATAACGTTGCAATTGCTGCCAGTCGCAGAACGCGGCGTATTCTTTCCGCGCTGGAATACTAGTGGTATGCTGCGCACCAACATATCAGCGCGCAAAGAATTGTACGCCAGTGCGCTGCAAAACGGTTGGATGAATCGCGACGAGGTTCGCGCCAAAGAAGAAATGGACGCGATTCCAGGCGGTGACGCGTATACTGTGCAAACCAATCTGGGTCTGCTGTCGAACATCGGAGGACAAGATGAAAATTCAACACCGTGATTATCCGTTCGAAATTCGGGCAGTAGAGGACGACGGTTCGTTCGCTGGTTACCTGTCGGTGTTCGACGAGGTCGACGCGTATGGCACAGCGACAAAGCAGGGTGCGTTCAAAAAGACGATTGCGAAGTTTCGCAAGGACAAGCGTGGCGTACCAATACTCTGGCAGCACAACACCGACCAGCCAATCGGGCCGTTCACCAGCCTGACCGAGGACGCCACAGGGCTGCTAGTGGAGGGTAAGCTGTTGGTGGACGATATCGCGCAAGCGCGCGAAGCTCACGCGCTGCTGCGCAACCGTGTTATCAGCGGCTTGTCGATGGGTTTTGTTCCTGTCACCACCAGAGATAACAAAGATACCAAGGTGCGCGAATTACTTGAAGTCGATTTGTGGGAGGGCTCGCTGGTGACGTTCCCTGCAAACGACAGCGCGCGGGTCACTGACGTGCGCGCCGCTTTGTTGTCCGGCGCGTTGCCGGATTTGAAATCGTTTGAAGAGTACCTGCGCGAGGCAGGCTTTTCACGTAAGCAGGCCACGGCAATTGCCGGTCGTGGTCTCGCACACCTGCTCCGGAGTGAGTCCGGCGCGCAACCGGCTGTTGCGTCACGCGCGCAGTGTAATGACGTTGTTGCCGCGCTACGCCGTGATTTTGAAACTCTATTGAAAGGAGCATTGTGATGGACGTAACTGAACTGAACGAACTGACCGCCGCCATCCGCGCCGGCATGACCGAAGAAATCACCAAACATGCAAAAACCGTGCAGGCCGCGCTCGCCAAGTCGCAGGCTGACTTGGAAACGTACGGCGCTGTGCAGGAAGCAACCAAAGCAGAAATCGCGAGGCTCGGCGAAAGCGCTTCCGGCGTCGAAGCGCGAATGACTGCGATGGAGCAGGAATTCGTCGAGAAGATGAAGCGGGTATCCGGCGTGTTCCAATCGCTTGGCACGCGCTTTACCGAAGACGAAACGATCAAGTCGTTTGCAGCCGGTGGCCGCGTACCGCGTGGCCGCACAGCGGGTATGGAAATCGATCTGCGTGACATCACGTCCGGCGCTGCGTCGGCCGGCCCCGGTATCTGGTCGTTCCGCGATCCCGAGGTTGTTGCAGACCCGTACCGCCCGCGCATGATGCGCGATCTGATTCCCACCGTCCCGGTCGAATCCAATTTGATCGAGTACGTGCGGCTGAAGACGCGCACCAACAACGCGGCGGCGGTGAGCGAAACCGGCCTGAAGCCGAAGAGTGATCTGGTCTGGGAGCGTAAGGAAACGCCCGTGCGCAAGATCGCGCATTTCATGAAGACCTCCGCCGAAGCATTGTCCGACATGCCACGTCTGCGTGGTGAGATCGATTCTGAAGGCTTGGAAATGCTCAAGCAGGAAGAAGAAGATCAGCTGCTGTTGGGCGACGGTACCGGCATCAACCTGCTCGGGTTTGCGCCACAGGCAACTGCGTTCAGCATTGCGTCGGTAGTCAGTGGCGACACCAGCGTTGACGTGTTGCGCCGCGCGCTGTTGCAGGTAACGCAGTCGTTTTTCCCGGCGACGGGCATTGTGATGCATCCGGCTGACTGGGCGGCAATCGAGCTGCTCAAGGACACGCAGGACCGGTACCTGTTCAGCTCGGTCACCACTGGTGCCCCGCAACGGTTGTGGGGTCTGCCGGTTGTGCAGTCGTTCGCCATCCCGACGGGTCAGTTCTTGGTCGGCGCGTTCGCACTGGCGGCTACGATCTACGACCGCATGGTTGCGACGATTGCGATCAGCACCGAGAACGAGGACGACTTTGTGAAGAACATGGTCACCGTCCTGTTCGAAGAGCGGATCGCTCTGGCCGTGAAGCGTCCGCTGGCGTTTGTCCGAGGTAACCTGGACGGCACCAGTCTGTAATTGGTTGAGTGGCTGCGCCGCCGGGCCGCATGGAGTTGCCGGTGGCGCAGTTTTATATCTTCGGAGATTGTCATGAAAACAGCAATCGCATCAAATTCGTTCCGACGCTCAGACCTACGCATCATCGTGCGACCGGGCGACACCGTTACCGGTGAAGATGATTACGTTGACGAGCTTGTACGCAGCGGCTTGGCGCGCAATGTACAGGCGTTCGCAGGTGCGCAGGATGTCGCCGACCCTTTGGGCGGTGGCGCTGTGGAGCAGTTGCGTGCATCGCAAGCGGACCAAGCTGCACCGCTGCAGACGTCCAAGCAGCGCTTGCTTGGCGACAAGCTGCGGGGTCGGGGTCGCGGGCGATCGTAGTCACGAACACCATGTTCCGCGCGTGTCCGAGCGCGGACGTGTTGTACGCGATGGATCCGCAATGGTGGAATGTGTACTTACCCGAGGTGTTGGACGTGTTCGAGGGTGCTTTGTATTCGTCAAACCATTCGTCAGCTGAAATTGGACCAGTGCGCGTGATGCCACAGGGCTGGTACAACGGTGGACACAGCGGTGCGGGCGCGCTGAGCCTTGCACTGACCGCTGGCGCTGCGGTTGTTTACCTGCTGGGCTACGACGGGCAGTACGACGGCCAGCGCCGCCACAGTCATGGCGACCATCCGCACGGGCTGGGCAATGCCGGCAGCGTAGGGCAATGGCAGCAGCCGATGCAACGGTTAGCCGAGCAGGCGCGCGCGCTGGGCACGCGTGTGTACAACTGTTCCCCGCGCTCTGTGCATACGTGCTTTGAGCGCATGCCTGTGGAGGTGGCGTTATGTCAGTAGCTTGCCTACAACTGATTACGACAACTGGTGCGCGGCCACGTGCATGGGAGTTGTGTCAGCTGTGGATGTCGCGGCAGACCTACACCGGCACTGTGGAGTGGGTGGTAGTTGACGATGCGGAGGAGCCGTCAGCACTGTCGGTAGCGCTGCCAGAAAACTGGGGCGTGCGGCGCGTGCGCCCGCTGCCATACTGGCACCCCGGTCAGAATACGCAGGTGCGGAATCTGCAAGCGGCAATGGCGCAGATAGATGCAACATTGCCCGCCGTGTTCATCGAGGACGACGATTACTACGGGCCGGGCTGGCTTAGCGCTGTTGCGCGTGCACTGAGTGACTACGAGCTTGTCGGAGAATCATTTGCGCGGTATTACAACGTGGCGTCACACCGCTACAAAATGATGAGCAATGCGCACCATTCAAGCTTGTGCTCAACCGCACTACGCGGCGCGGGTGCCCTGCAAGCGCTGCGCAGTGCATTGGCGCTCAACGCCAAGTTCGTCGACATCGATCTGTGGCGGCAGTTCGCCGGGTCGAAATTGTTGATGCAACCGCGTCACGTTGTCGGTATAAAGGGTTTGCCGGGCAGGCCCGGTATAGGCGTTGGGCACGCGGATTATTTTGGTATATCCGATATCGACTGTGAGATTCTCCGCGCGTGGTGTGGCGACGACGCTGAGGTGTACTTATGAGTCGGCAATTACCAGACGGCACAGTGCGCGGTAACATCGCGCGATTTATCGGGCGCAACGCACCGTCACTTGGCGACGATGTGTTAGAGATAGGCTCGCTGTTGCCGAGTGATGCTGCGTGGTGGGCAAACAACCGTCCTTTGGCTGTTGGTAAATGGCTAGGCGTGGATATTCAATCCGGCCACAACGTTGATGAGGTGGTGGATTTTGATGCAATCAACGTAGCCGGCACGCGGTGGGAAAATCGATTCACCGGCATCCTATGCTCCGAGGTTTTGGAGCACGTAAAGCACCCATGGCGTATGGCGTGGAACATGTTCAATGCGCTGCGTCCTGGTGGTGTGGCGGTTGTTACCACACTCACAGCGTTCCCCATACATGGGTATCCGAGCGATTATTGGCGATTCACCGCAGCCGGACTCGATCTGTTGCTGTCGGACGCCGGCTTCAGAGTTGAGGAGGTGGAAACGGTGGGTAGCGTGCAGTTCACGCTGGACGACCATGGCTCTGGTAGCGTGCAGCTACGGTGCCCGATACACGTATTTGCAAAGGCGACCAAACCATGAGCGTCATCGCACTGACCGAAGCCAAGGAATTTCTACGCGTGATACACAACGCAGACGACGCGCTGGTGCAACGGTTGCTGGACGCTGCCGAGGCGCGCGCATCCAAGTTCCTGGGTCGCGAGTCGCTTATCACAGCGTGCGCGCCTACATCCAGTTCGTCGTCGTCCGAGGCGCTCAGCCCTGCTGTGACGATGGCCGTGTTGCTGTTTGTGCAGTCCCGGTACGAGGCGTCAAAACCCGATGAGCAATTAGGACTCGATCGTATGGCTGAGGATATGCTGTCACCATTCCGCTGTGGGGTAGGTGTGTGACCGCCGCACAGCGCTACCGCCATCGCATTACTATCCTGCGCCAGTCCGCGCTGCGCGACGCCGACGGTCGGCAGTTTGTGGAATGGGTTGGCGTGCCGGGCTTGACCAACATACCGGCACAGGTGCTCACAGGTCCGGGACGCGAAGCAATCGCAGCTGGCACGCGCGTGGCTGAGGCCGATCTGCGTGTAGCATTGCCGTGGGCACCTACGAATATTCGCGCGGCCGACCGCGTGTTGTGGGATGGCGTGCAGTACGAGATTACCGCTGCGCCCGAGTTCGACGCATCCGCTCGGCGCGAGGTACGCTTGCTGTGCAAGCTGGCGTTGGGAGGTGGACAGCCATGAGCATTCAAGGTCTGGACGGCCTGCTGGAAGCGCTCAAGGCGCTGCCGCCAGAGTTGGTATCGAAAAACGGCGGCCCTGTGGGTAGAGGGTTGCGCGCAGGCGCAAAGCTGGTGGCTGGGCAAGCCAGAACCAACGTGCGCACCATAGTCGCCAAACCGAACAAGGACGGGCGCAACAGCCGCAGTACGCAGGCTTTGGAAAAAGCCATAGTCACAAAACGCGACCCACGACCGCAGAGATCTGGTGCTAATGAGCGATTTGTCGTTACGGTTCGCGGCAATCAGGTGAATCCCGTTACCGGAAGGCGCATCGGTGAGTATGGCGGCGTGCTGGAGTTTGGCAGCGCTAAACTACCAGCAGAGCGTTGGCTGCGCGGAGCGATCGAATCGAAGAAGGATGAGGCGCTACAGACAATTGTAACAACGATGCGCAAGGGGCTGGATGCCGCTGTGCGCAAAGCAAAACGCAAAGGGCTGCGGCGATGAAGCCGCCTGTATTCCAATTGCTGACTGCATCAGCAGATGTGGTGTCGCTGGTAGCCGACCGCGTATACGCGTTCGGGGCTGCGCCGCAGGATGTGGCCCGGCCCTACGTTGTGTGGCAGGTACTGACCGGAGCGCCCACGAGTATGTTGGACGGCCTGCCGCCAGATGACCGCGTGGCTGTACAAATCGACGCGTACGCGGATAGCGAATTGTCCGCCGACCAAACTCTCGAGGCGTTGCTGACTGCGCTGGACACAGCAGGGTACGTAACGAGTTTTGGTAGCGATGTCAGGGACGATATTACAGCGCGGTACCGCGTGCGGCTTGACGCGGATTTGTTTGTCAACCGATAGGAGTAGATGAAATGCCGATTCTCACCAAGGGCACCCAACTGTTTTTTATCACGAGCGGAATCACAGTCAACAAGGTGGATTTTGCAACCGCGATCAGCGGCATCAGCGCGCCAGCGGATCAAGTGGAGAAAACCGACCTGGACGATAACGCTCGCCGATTTGATCCGGGCCTGTTGTCTCCCGGTACTGCTACGTTCTCCATCAAGTTCACACCGGGCAATGCGTCGCATATAGCACTGTTCAATCTGTACTCGACCGGCGTAACCGACGTACCGTTCGCACTCGGTTGGGGCGACGGCGTTGCGCCGCCCACGGTCGCAAGCGGGGAGTTTGTGCTGCCTGCAACACGTAGCTGGTTGACGTGGTTGGGGTTTGTACAGGATCTACCGTTTGATTTTGCAATCAACGCGCATGTTGAAACCAGCGCGTCGTTGCAGATATCCGGGCTGCCGTTACTGACTCCGAAGGTGTAACATGGGCAATTCAAAATGGGACGAACCGCTGCACGCGGTAGACATCGGCGGCCACAAAACGTATGCGCGCGAACTAGGTTATGTCGAATTCCAAGACATCGTCTCGAAGAACTGCGAGTCGCAGAACGCTCTGCTGTCTGCGCTCGTAGTCGCATCGTACCAAAAAGAAGATGGTTCGTCGGAGTTCACTCTGGACGTTGTCCGGCGAATGAAAGGCCCGCGATTTTTTGCCGCGGTCAAAGGTGCGCTGGCAGCGCAGGGGCTGTCAGAAGACGATTTACAAGCCGTTGAAACGGAGGTCGAAGATGAATCGGGAAACGCGACGCCGCTGATGATGTCTGGCGCGAGTTAGCCATGCTTATCGGCGGCGCTACGGTCAACGAGTTACAGCGACGCATGACGTTTCGCGAGTGGCTTGGGTGGCGCGATTATTTCGGACGCGTTGGGCGCATTGGCCCGAACCGGAAATATGATCGTGCGCCGGCATTGGTGGCTCACACCATCAGCGCGGTTAATGGCGGCAAGACGCGATACAGCGATTTCTTGCCGACGTTTATCGTCGAGAAGCCGGTTACAATTGACGACCTTGGGATATTGCTTGGGGCGGTGACGAATGGCTAGCATTGGCTCACTCATTGTTAGTTTGTCCGCGAAGACTGGTACGCTAGAGACAGACCTCGGCAGAGCCGCGAGGATAGCCAAACGACGTGCGGCCGAGATTGACAAAGCACTGAGCAACTTCGGCAAGGTGCTTGGGCAGGGTGCTGCAATCGCTACCGCTGCGCTTGCAGCGCTTGCCAAACGATCAATCAATACCGCTGATGATCTGTCCAAGATGGCGCAGCGCTCGGGCATCGCAGTCGAGTCGCTGTCTGCTATCAAGCTTGGCGCTGACCTCGGCGGCAGCAGCGTCGAGTCGTTTGGTCGTGGTATCCAAGCACTGACGCGTAACATGCTGTCCGCGTCTCAAGGGTCTAAGGAGCAGGCCGACGCATTCCGCGTGCTCGGTATTTCGCTTACGGATTCGACAGGACAATTGCGCAATACCGAGGACGTATTCCGCGATGTTGCCGACTTGTTCCAGCGGCTGCCTGACGGGACAACGAAAGCCGCCATTGCCATGCGGTTGTTCGGCAAGAGCGGCGCTGAACTGATCCCGTTGTTGAACGGCGGTAGCGATGGTCTGGACAAACTGCGCGACCGAGCTGAAAAGCTAGGGCTGCTCATAACAACGGAAACCGCCAAAGCGGCTGAGCAGTTCAATGACAATTTACAAATCCTTGGTGGTTTTGCGACCGCTGTTGGTAACAGCATGGCGTCGGATTTGCTGCCGAGCTTGGTCGCCATTACTGACCAGATGACGCAAGCGCAGGAAGAGTCCGACGCATTCGGCACGCTCGGCAAAACGCTTGCGGACACATTCAGGGCTGTAGCCGCAGTGCTGGCAACCGCTGCGACTGGCGTCAAAAATCTGACGGTTGTGCTCACGTTCGCAGTGCAGCAGGCTGCGCGATTGCAAAAGCTGTTGCCGCCAAACCTGCTCAAGGCTGCGGTAAACAACCTAGGCGGAACAAGCACCAATCGTCCTGCACCGGGAGAAGCGCCGCGCTCAGGGGGTCTGTCAGGATTTGGCGATGACATTTCTCCAGGCGTTGCAGGTGCCCGTGCTGAATTGGAAGCGCTTGGCGAGACGATCACCGACAACAACGACGCACTGCAAACGTTTTTCGATTCTCTGTTTGACCCGCCGCAAGCAAAAGGTTCTGACCCAGCAAAGCCAGTGCGCGATGTAGCTGAGGCTACCGATGATTTGCAGCAACGGATAAAGGCGTTGCTGGAGAACCAGACCGAAGCGGCGTCTGTACAGAAATCAGTCGATGATGCAACAAAGTCGCTCAGTGCAATCCTGCGCGATCAATCGTCTGCGCTTGACGATGAGTTGACGACGGCAACGCGCGCATATGCAGATACGTTGACCGAGTTGCTGCGCGTGCAAGAGGCGCTAACGGCTGCTAACCAGCTTGACGCCGGAGCCATCGCGCAACTGGCGGAAGCGCGCGCTGGTGCGTTGCGCACGTTGCAACAGACCAAGCAGGACGCGGCAGTCGAAGGCACGCTGAAATTGGTCGATGAGGACGATGCGCAGTCCGAGGGTTTCCGCGCGTCCCGTGACGATTTGGAGTTTGAATTGTCGTTGCAACGCTTGACCAACAAAGAGCGCGAGGTGGCGATTACATTGCGCAATGCCAACGTAACAGCGATGTCCGCTGAGGGGCAGGAATTGACCAAGCTGGTGCAGCAGTTGCAAGTGTTGGACGGGCAGAATGCCGCGTTTGACGCATTGTCGCAGGGCGCTGCGAACTTTGTTGTTGCCATTGCGTCCGGGACGCAGAGCGTCAAGGGATCGTTCAAGAGCTTGGGTAGCTTTCTCAAGGATACATTCCTCCGACAGTTGACGCAGAACTTACAAAGCTCGCTGTTCAGCGCGCTCGGCAGTTTGGGTGGTGGCGGCGGCCTGTTCGGAAGTCTGCTGAGTGGCATTGGTTCGTTCTTCGGTGGCGGTCGCGCCATCGGTGGGCCTGTCGAGGCGGGTAAACTGTTCCGCGTCAACGAGGCAGAGGATGAGTTTTTCAAGCCGAACGGCAACGGGCAGGTAATCCCGTTGTCGAAAATGGGCAGCGCGGGTCTGGGCGGTGTGACGCAGCAATTCAACTTCCCCATCGCATTCCCGCCACAGCTTGAGGCGTTTGTCCGCAACGTAGCTGCACCAGCGGGACGTGATGCAGCTGAGCAGGTGCTACGCGCCAACCGAGGGAGGCTGTAATGCCTGAGATAATTCCATCGGTAGCGAGGATTCGCGACTTCCGCTTGCAGCCTGTTGCGCTGACGGGTCGGTTCGATGCGTTCACAGGTCAGGTTTCGTTTCAGGAGCTCAACGCCGGCAAAACGGATCGATGGGCTGGCACGTATACATTCGTGCCTGCACCGCGCGCTACGCTGGCACAGTTGACCGCGTGGCTGTTGCGGCTTGGGCGTGTTGGTACGTTCTTTGCGTTCGACCCCGACCGGCGATCACCGCTCTCTGGATTCAGCGACTCCGTTACCGTGGCTGGTGGATTGCAATCAGGTCGGACGATCAATGTCAACGGTGCCGCCAACGGAACGTTGCTTGCAGGCGATTACGTACAGATTGGATCGCAGTATTTTTTGGTCACTGGCGACGTAGCAACCGGCGTGTTGCCCATCTGGCCGGCGCTGCGAACGTCACCAGCGAATCTTGCTCCGGTAGTGGTGGTTAACCCGGTCATGACGGCGCGTATAACATCAACGCCTGAGTGGGCGAGGTCGCCCGGCGCGCGCAGCGAGATCAGCATCAGCTTCGAGGAGGTCGTATAGTGCGCAATCTGGACGCACCCACGCTGGCGGCATTGGGTAGCACGACGGTGCAGTGGACTGTGCTGGCCGAGCTGGACTTTGCGTCCGGCATACAGCGCGTTTGGGCTGGTCCGCTTGGCACGCAGATAACATGGGACGGACAGGTGTGGACGGGGCTCGGCAACTTGGGCAGCATCGACAAGATCGGCGAGGCACAGGGATTGTCAGATACGCGCATGCGGCTCACGCTGAGAGTGCCAGGTGATCCGCTTGACGCTTTCGAACTTGAGGACAGCGCAGGGAGGTCGATGCGATTGATCGTGCTCCTGCTGGATGCAAACGGAGTGCCGATCGGATCGTTGGACAGCCGTGGCACGATGGGTGCGGTGTCGGTCGAGTCGTCGCTGGAATCCAATGAGACGTCTATTGAGGTAACCGAGCGTGTGTCTGTAGACGTACTGATGCCTACCGCATTGTTAGAGCGTACCCACGTTGTGCGCATGACCAACGAGGCGCAGCATCGCATCGACCCCGGCGACTGGGGATTGGAGTTTTCCGCCGACCCTGAGATATCCAATCTTGGCCGCGTTGCTGATACGCGTAACGGTGGTAGCGGCGGTGGCGGTGGCGGTGGGCGAACGCCACCGAGGAATACAAATTGAACATTGCATCGGTTAATAGATTACCAAACTGGGAGCAGCGCTTGTTCGCTGCGCTGGATGTGTGGCGTAGCCGTGTATACGCGTGTGGCCCGGACGACTGTTGTGCGTTTGCCGGCGACTGCATCGAGGCTGTAACCGGGCTTACACCATATGCAGACTACGCTGGATACACAACGCCAGAACAAGCACGCGATGCGCTTGCGCTCAATGGGTACAAGAGCCTGCGCGCTGCGTTGCGTGGGCTGTGCGGAGCACCCATTCCGCGTGGATTGGCATTGCGCGGCGATATTGCATGGCTCCCTGCATCCGGCTCTGTGGGCTCGGTGGGTGTAGTGGTTGGTGGCGGCGTGCTGTTTCTGTTCGACACGGGCTGGGTCCGCGCTCCTATGGCGCTTGCCAACAGATATTACAGAGTTGGTGCTCGATAATGGGCAGGCTCGTAAAAAAAATCATAGGGATTATCGCGATCGTCGCGTCGTTTATTCCGGGCATCGGTCCATTTATCGCGTTAGGTTTGCGGCTTGTCGGCGCGTTTTTGCTACAACCGAGCACCAAGCGTCCCAACCTTGCTGCAAACCTCAATGCGACGCTGTCTGTCACAGCGAATGCACTGGCCGCGCGCAGCGTGATCTTTGGGCAGTCCGCAATCGCCGGGCAATTGTTGTATCGCGAGGGCGCAACGGGTGAGCAGGATTCTCCGTCTGACATGCTGGCGGTATTTGCTATCGCTGGCTACCCAGTGGATTCGCTGGTTAGATTTGAGCTTAATGGTCGAAATATAACGGCTGATGGCATTGGGCCGGATGGTGCGGTGACTGGCGGCCCGTTTGCGGGTAAGTTGTGGGTGTTCTTTCGCAACGGCACCGAGGCCACGCCAGCGTTCCCGGACCTCGCTACCAAGTCGCCGTTGGGCTGGGGCAAAAAGACGCGACGACTGACTGGTATCCCCGCCATTGCGTTGCGCGCAAAAATCGATGAGACATTCGAGGGGCGGATGGAACCGCTGAGCATCGTCAAGGGCGCGCGTCTGTATGATCCTCGTCTCGATTCAACGGTCGGCGGCGCAGGGTTGCAGCGCTTTGCTGACCCGACAACGTGGGCGTGGTCAGACAATCCAAAGCTCGCTGAGTTGCTGTATCTGCGCGGCGGTTTTGCTGGCGGGTTGCGGCTGTTCGGCATGGGCATTCCGGTCGCTGATATTGATCTTGATTCGTTCGCCGCTGAGGCGAACGTGTGCGATGAGCAAGTGGCAATCAAAGGCGGCGGCACAATCAAGCGCTACACCTGCAACGGTGTGCTCAATCCTGATACCTCGCACCGCGATAACCTGCAAACGCTAGCATCCGCAAGTGGCGATGCGCCGTTCGTTTCGTCCGGCCAATGGAAGACACTAGCAGCCGTGTGGCGCGCGCCGTTGCTCACATTGACTGAGACGGACATGATCGGCGTGCCGTCGCGTATGCAAGTTGCAGCAGACCCAAGCGAGCGCATGGATGTGCTGCGCGCGGCGTTCCTTAATTCGGACGACAACAAGATTACGGATGCCCCTGAGTATCGAGTCGGCGCGTTGGTTGACGATGAGAAGGGCGAAAACAGCACGTTCCCGTTTACGAGCGACCATCGCATTGCACAGCGGTTGATGAAGATCACGTTCAACCGCGCCAATGCGTCGCGTCAACTTGAGGGTATTTGGCGATTGAATGCGGCTGCGGCGGAGCCCGGAGACACGGTGATACAGAGCTTTGCGCGATACGGTATCAACGCGCAGACGTTCCGCGTCGGCGGTTGGCTACTGTCTCCGATAGAGGATGCAATCGGGAATCCCGGCCTTGGCGTGCAAATGATTTTGCAAGAGGATGCGCCGTCGTGGTACGCATGGGACGCGGAGACAGAGGAGCAGGTGTTGTTGGCAACAGACTCGCTTGCTCGTATTGGTGACGCTGCGCAGCCGCCAACTATTCTATCGATCAGCGCAGGTGTGCTGTTGATCGATGCGCGAGCGAATGAGCAATTCACACTGCAACTAACTGAGGATGTAACGAGCATCGTATTTATCAACATTCCAACTGAGCGGATATTGATAATCCAGATTACACAGACTGCTGCATTTTCGATAGTGGAAACCGCGTGGCCCGCAAGCGTGATTTTTGAATCCGGCGTAGTGTATCAGGCAACACAAGTTGCTGGGAGAGTTGACACGATTGGGCTATCGACGCTGAACGCTGGAGTTGCGTGGCTGCTGCGCGCGGCTACGAACGTTCTCCCGGAGGGCGGCGGCACAGCGCCGGACGAGGGAAACCCGCCGCCACCACCGGGAAGCGACGGCTCATTGACTGCGACGATTAAACCATCACCTGTTGAAGGATTTTGCTTTGTCAATCTTCCGGGCCAATGCAGCCCGTCTAAAGTGGCAGTGGTAACAATTTCCGGAGGCGCTCAACCATATACTGCGTTGTGGTCAAAGATTTCCGGTAGCAGTTTGATCACCATTAGCAGCACAACATCGTTGTCGCCTGTTTTCTCAATACCAAGCGGGAGTACAAATATAGCTGTTAGCGCGGTTTGGCGATGCACAGTCACTGATAGTGCTGGCGCACTAAAGCAGCCGCAAGTACAGGTAGATATGGAGCGGGCAAACAACCTATGACCATATCTGCTGGAGCAATTGCCCGCTACGCACAACTGGCCGGTAGTCAGCCCACTACTACGTCTGTGATCACTGTGCCAGATGCGTTTGTTATCGAGGACGTTGAAACAGCAACGTACACAATTGCTGCTTTGGATGTTGGCAAGCTTAAGCGTTTTACAAACGCCACCGGGTGTGTAGTTACCGTTGATGCTACGTTGCCTGCTGATGCCCGCGTACACTTGTTGCGCGACACCGCTGGGTCTGTAACCGTTGTTAGCGGCACTGCAACCGTGACTGTTGCAGCGGGCGCACAAGCATCGCTGCAACAAGCACCGAGTCAAGCGACACTGTACGCAGTTACTCAAACGGCAATCGTGCTTGTTGGCGATTTGATTAGAGACGAAGTTTTCCCGATCACCGAGATTGTTACGACCGCTACGTATACAATAGTTACGTCCGATCGTGGTAAGGTGAAGCGATTTACTAATGCTGGCAGTGTAGTTGTTACAGTGCCTGACTCCGTGCTCGCATCCGACGATCTGGTGTATCTTGAGAATGCCGCCACAGGCGCGGTAACAATTGTTGGCGGCGGCACAATGGTTGTCCAAACAGCGCCATGCGACATAGCGCAGATGATTCCGCAGCCGAGTTTTGCAGCATTACGTGTGCGCAGCGCAACGGCAGTTATTCTGTTTGGCGGTTTGGAGTCTTCGGAATGACACTACTTGCAGCCATCATTGCTATCCGCAAAAACTGCGATAGGTTTGTGAGACTGACTACAGGCCCATATGCGTACATAGCCAGCGATGCGCTAAACGTGCAGTCAACACTAACCGCCGTTACTATTGAGGTAGGCCTCCGCAATATAGATACTTCGGACGCGCTGAATTGGAGTAATCAACTTAGTAGCGCAGTCTTTGAAAGCATATTTAAAGCGTACGACAATCCAGCGGAAGCGATCAATGTTGCCAACTCACTGACGGCTGTCGATATAGCCGCAATTCTGAAAACCTATGACAATCCAGTGGAGTCGTTGAATGTAGCTTCCACGTTGACCGCAGTCGAGATAAAAGTTGTTCTGGTTACCATGCAGCCAACGTCTGATAGTCTAAACGTGTCATCCACATTAACCGGAGTGACATTCCTATGAGCATTATCATTCCCCATGCGGAAGCCAGAATCAATTTCGGCGTTGCCGGTCGCATGACTTTCGAACTGAGCAAAGCAGCGCAAGACGGTTCTGTCATCCCTGGTACTACTGTTCCGGTTGCTGGCCTCTGCGGCAATTTGATAACCAACGGCGGGATGGACAATATTGGCATAACAGCATTCAGTAGTGCCAACGATTCGATCAATTTCGCAGCAGTCAGTACAGATGCGACTGCACCGCAGTTTACGGACACCACGCTGGTGGGCGAAGTTGCGCGTACTACTACGACAGTTGGCGGTAATACACTAGGCGTTAGCTACGATATCGTCAAGCAGCTTTCTGTGAGTCCGACGTACTACACTGTGTGGCGCAAGTTCCGATTCGCTGCTGGTGCAGCACAAGGTAATCTAACAAAGGTTGCGATTCTTAACGCTGACACTACAGCCTATAGCATAGCGCTCATCGTTGATGAGTTTGGTGTGCCAACGTCTTTACCTGTTGGCGCAGATGATATTTTGGATGTGAAATACGAGTACAAAATATTCATACCCGAGGTTGATGTAACCGGCCAGATAACAATCAAGGGTACGCCGATCAATTGGACGCTGCGCCCAACCGCTACAAGCTCTCTGAACATTGGTACCACTGACATGGGATGGCCGGCATTTGGCGCAGGAGATACGAATCAGATCGTGGACACGGTGGCGCTACGAGGTCCGCGCGCCAGATTGTTTTTCTTTGGCGCTAATAGTGGCGCTGCTAGCACTGCTGTCGCTGCCGGTGCAACGTTAGTCGCGGCTGATCAAAAGGCGATTACAACTCAGGCACCGAGCGCCAGATCGGCTGATGTCAAAATTGCGCCTGCGTACACGCCGGGATCGTTTTCGCTTTCGCAAACTGCTGAATGGGGTATCGATCGTGGCAATCACGCAGCCTTGAACATGCTGGTTATGTCACCTGATTTCGGGAGCTTCCAAATAGCATTTGCTACGCCGTTCGAAAAACTGGCTACGGAGCGAATGCGATTTACGTTGACCACTACATGGAGCCGCGCATAATGCTGCCGCAAGACAAACTTGCTGCTGTAGCAACACCATCCGCATTCGCCGAGTTCACACCGAGCGACGGCCCGCTGACCGATACAGAAATGGGCGGTGTTGCGCTAAACAACGCATCACAGGGACTGAAAGTAAAATCTTGGACGCTGAACTATGATGCGATAAGTGGCGATATGCAGCTTAGCGCGCCGGACGTGGCAACCACTGTGCTGTTCAACCGCCCAAGCATTACGCAGATTGCGCTAGCGTTCGACCAGAGCATGCAACCTTTTGTAGCCTTCGTGCAGGCCGGGGTCGCAAAGTTCTGGTGGTTCAAACCGACTGCTGGTACGTTTGTTTTTGAGGAAACGCTGATAGCGGGATCGATAACGCCGCGTTGCGGTTTGGACGATAAACGCCAAGGTGAATCTGGCGTCTCCGATGTCATTCTAGCTTACATGCGTGACAATAACCTGTACTATCGTCAGCAACGCGATAGCTACACAATTGAGCGACTAGCACGCGCAGGGATCGGCGGAACGTTGCGCAACATTGGATTCAATTCTACTTATCAGATGCAGTTTGAGATTCGCAACCCAACAGGAGCATGACCATGAGCAAGAGCAATACATTCGAGAACGGTTACGGTTCAGATTTTCATGGACGCCGCAGGACGCCGTAAATCACGCACGTTGGCGTTTTCGCTGACAGACGAATAGGAGTGTAGCCATGAGCGATTGGGTAACTGGTCTGTTGGGTTTTTTACTACCGCCAAGGCGCGGTGCTGATCCGTACAAATGGCGCATGGCTGTGCTGGTTACGCTAGCGACGCTTGTGCTTGTTGTGGGCGCGTCACTGCTCGTGATGCACGGCGGTCTGGCGTGGGCCGGTAGCGATAATCGCGTGGCGTGGACAGCGGAAGTGGACTCTAAAATAGTCACTGCTATTGCGCCGATACAAGCGCAGTTGCAGCGCACCGAGCACACCGGCAACGCGATTCTGCGGGCGTTGTATCTACCTCAAGTGCGCGATAAGGTGCGGCAACGATGCGATGAGGATTCGGCAAGTGACAGGGCGCGGATCAACGTCGAGCTGGATCGGATACGCGCGGAATATGCTACGCTGGCGGGAACGTCATTAGGCGTCGAACCGCGTTGTGATGAGGTGTGAGTATGAGCGATACCAATCGATTCACGTTGGAGGTAGGCCGGTTTCGGTGCGGTGCGATGCGAGACCATTTGGAGCAATTCCGCAATCTCGGCTACTCGATTCAGTGGTCGGAGGGTCGCGGGTTATTCTCCCGCGAGTTCAGCGTCTGGGGTAACGATGACCATATCCGCTACATCTATGGTTGGTTACAGCGTAACTTCATCAACGGTGATTAGGAGGCAACATGAAAATCAATTATGCAAAAATCAAAGCCGCTTGCATCAAATGGCAGGAACTGTTCTGGATAGCCGCAGCCGCCGCGCTGGTGTGGCTGGCGTGGGAAAAACTGCGCGAGCTGGACGTGACCGCCGGCGTTGAACTGAGCGCACTGTGGGGCTACGCACTCACCAGTGCAGGGTTTGTGCTGGCGTGCTTCGGCGCGTGGCTGGCGCAGCAGGCGTACGGACTGGAGTACGACGACGACACCGAGCGTACGCTGGTCGAGGCCATCATCGCGCGGCCAGCGTGGCCGTTGGTGCTGACGTTGGCGCTGCCGTGGCTAATGTGGTTTGCTGTTGCAGCGCTGCTGATGCGCGCATTGGGGCTGCTGTGATGCTGGCCGCGCTTGCACTTGTCGCCGGTATATCCAGCGCCGGAGCCGATCTGATCGTACGGTGGGAGGTTATCTCGCCGCAACACTACGCGGCGCGTTTGGAGCGTCCCGTGTGTCCTGTGTGTTACAAAACGCCGAGCGGCATCACGATAGGCATTGGCAACGACCTGGGTCACACCACGCTGGGCATATTCGAGCAAGTGTGGCAGGGGCACCCGCAGCGCGCAGACCTGTTGCCTGTGATCGGCCTGCGCGGCGCGGAGGCGCAGCGCGCGCTGCCCTCCGTTGCGCATGTGCGCACGCCCTACGCGCTGGCGTGGCGGGTATTTGCTGATATCGATCTGGTCAACGCATGGCGCATATGCCGGCGCGCGTTCGGGCCAATGTACGCAACAGCGCAGCAGGTTGTGATTGACGCGCTCGGTAGCGTGTGCCACAATCGCGGGGGCGCTATGGGCGGCCCCGCTCGCGTTGAAATGCGGGCGATTCGCGATGTTTGCCTACCCGCGCGCGACGCACTCTGCACAGCGCGTCAGATTCGTGAAATGAAACGGCTCTGGTCGGATGTTGGCGGCTTGCGCGATCGGAGGGATTCCGAAGCCGCGTACATAGAACGAGGGTTGCGACATGAGCAAGCGTACAAGCAAACATCGATCCGCCAAAACCGGTTGCTACGTGAGCAAGAAGGTTGCCGATAGCAATCATGATACTACCGTCAAGGAGTGCGACCATGTTTCTCACAAAGCTACTGGCGCCAAAGATCGCAAGCGCAATCGGCTTGACGTTGCTCGCAAGCGTGATCGGGCTGGCCGCGTGGATCGCGAAGTTGAAAATTGACGTTGCCCAAAGCGATCAAGCACTGACCGCGCTTGAACGCGACGTGGAAGCGGCAAAAGCGCAGGCAGAACGTGATGCACGCACGCGCGAGACCGAATTGCGAGCAGCGTTCGATAAGCAGCGCACGACACTATTGCAGGAGGTGCAAGATGCGCAAATCCAACGCGACAACGCGGCTGGTGTGGCTGATGCTCTGCGCCGTGGCGAGCGCAGGCTGCGCGACAGGCTCGCGTGTCCGCCCAGCGGTGGTGATCAGCACAACACTACCATCCATCCCAACGGAGTTACGGCAGACGGAGCAAGCGGATTTACAGTCGAGGATGGAGCAATTGCTCTTGGCATCGCCGCCGACGGCGATCAGCGAATCCGACGATTGAATGCGCGGCTCGCTGCCTGCCTGAACGTGCTGGAAGCTGAGCGCGCTGATTAGCCAAAGCACAAACCGTGCCAACCGGCGCAGGCAGGCAGGCAGGCAGGCAGGCAGGCAG